AATCTGGTGAGCAATGTACTACAACTGCAAGAAGTATTTTTATAGGCTCTACTGCTGGAGATGACCACGATACTGAAAATGACAACTTAGGTATAGGTACTGGGGCTTTGGGTGGAAATATTAATGGAGGAGAATACAACGTAGCTATTGGTAATGCTAGTTTAGATGCTTTGACATCTGGTGATAATAACGTAGCCATTGGATATAACGCAGCAGGTGCGTTAACAACAAGTAATGACAATGTAATTATTGGATATAATGCTGCTGAAAATGCTACAACTTTAGCAGAAAATGTTGTGATAGGTCACGAGGCTATGGGGACAGGTGTAGCAACAAGTGCTTACAATGTTGCTATAGGAAAAGAAGCAGCAAAAGAAGCAACAAGTATGTCTGAAACTATTGCTATTGGTTATCAAGCAGCAGAACAAAATACAACAGGCAGTAATGTTATTGCGATTGGTTATACAGCGTATGATGATGCAGATACCGAAAACCATAACTTAGCTATTGGTACTCACGCACTTGGTGGATCAATAGCTGGTGGAGAATTTAATGTAGCTGTAGGAAACTACTCCCTTGATGCTGTGACTTCTGGTGATAAAAATACTGCTGTTGGTTATCAAGCTGGTACAGCCATAACAACTGCTGTTCGTAATGTTACTTTAGGTTCAAATGCGGGAGCGGGCTTAACTACAGGTAACAGTAATGTTATTATCGGAGATGATGCGGTATCTTCTGCAACTGCAACAGGTGCTGAAAATGTAGTTATTGGAAGAAATGCAGGTCAACATATGACTTCTGCTACTTTAAACACGATACTGGGTTTTGAAGCTGGTAATGATTTAACCGAGGGTTGCTGTAATGTTTTTCTAGGGTGGCAAGCTGGAGCCGCTATGACCACTGCTGGAGACCAAGTAGCTATAGGATTTCAAGCATTAGAAAGTGCTGATACTGAAACTAGTAACCTTGCAATTGGTAAAAATGTTTTAAGGCTATGCAATAGTGGTGGAGAATTTAATGTAGCCATTGGTAATTCTGCATTAGATGCTTTAACGTCTGCTGATGGTAATACTGTTGTGGGTCATAATGCTGCGTCAAGTATTACTACTGGCGGTCTTAATACACTAATAGGTCACCAAGCAGGTGAAGATACAATTGCTCTAACAACTGGTACTGGAAATACAGTTATGGGTTTCAATGCTAGAACTAGTGCTAATAACGCAGAAAATCAAATTGTTATTGGCAATAATTTATCAGGTGTAGGTGACAACAGAGTAACTCTTGGATCAGCTAGTGGAACAATTAATTGCTCATACACCCAAAATAATACTTGGACTCAATCCTCTGATGAAAGACTTAAAAAGAATATTAATGCAGACACTTTAGGCTTAAGTTTTATTAATGAATTAAAACCAGTTACATTTAATTGGAAACCACAATCAGAAGTTGATCCTGAATTTCAAGCAACTCGTGCAAATAAAGGAGAAAAAGATACTGAAACTTTAATACACGGACTAATAGCACAAGACGTTAAAAAGGCTATGGAAAAAGTTGGTAATGAAACGTTTAATGGTTGGGAAGAACAAGAAGATGGTCAAGCTATTTCTCGTGAAATGTTTATAACACCACTAATAAATGCCGTAAAAGAGTTGTCGGCTCAAGTAACAACTCTACAACAAGAAATAAAAACCATAAAAGGAGAATAATATGGCAGTAACTAAAGAATGGATATCAGCTAAACCTAAAGTCAATGCTGATGGTAATGTAACAGAATGGTCAGTTAAATATAAATATACTGATGGTGACTTTTCTCATACATTTAGTAAATCTGAAAAGATAGATGTACCATCAAAAGTACCAGGTGATTATACAAAAGCTGAGATACTAGCACTTATGGATGAGGCACATTGGGATGATATGTTTGCAAAAAAACATAACGTACACCAAAACCCACCAGTAGCTGATACAGTTGATGATAGTTTTGACGTAAGCACATTGAACGACAGCTAGGTCTCCTATGGATATGGAACCAAAGACAGAAAGAGAACATATTATATCTCTTCAAGGGCACATTACAGGTGTTAAAAAAGATATTGCAGTTATTAAAGATAATCATCTAGCACACCTAGATGAAAAAATTACACACGTTCATGAGGACGTAGAAAAGTTGGGTGGCAAGATAGATAAGATCTATTGGGTTGTTCTTTCTACAGTGGGGGCTGTAGGCTTAATGGTAATCGAGACATTACTAGGTATGATGAATTAATGGCTAAAAAAACAAAAGCATATCAAGAGCATATACGAATACAAAAAGGAACTTCAATAGGTCGTAACCCTATTAAAAGCACTATGAATAAAAAAAAGAAAGCAAGTTTTAAGAAATATAGAGGACAAGGAAAGAGAAGATAATGGCAACTCAAGATATAGAACAAAGAAAGGTAACAGTAAAGTTACCAGATCAAGCCACAAAAGCACAAGGTGATGCTAGTAATGTGGCTGCTACTTTAAGGACTTCTGTTAATAAACCTACATTACCTCAAGGAACTGCAGTTGTTCCTGCGTTACAAAACGTTCAAGCAGGAGAAACAGTAACAACATCAGGAGTTACAGGTACAGTTGCAGCTGCTACACCAACAGCACCAACAGCACCAACAATAGCTACACCTGGTAGTGTAACATCAACTCAAATAGCTTCACAGCCAGCAGCTACAGCACAATCTTACACAGCTAAAACTACTGGTACTGCTACACCTCAAGCAGTTGCTGCACAACTTAGTGCACCTACACAAACTATGGCTGCTGCTACAGATTCATTAACATCTGATGCTACTGTAAAAGGGCAACTAGGTAAATTATCAACAGAAATTGAAACAGCGTTACAGTCTGGTGGGCAACTACCAGCATGGGCTAGAGGTGCATCTAAAGCTACTATGGCTGCACTTGCAAAACGTGGATTAAGTCAAAGTACTATGTTTGCTGAAGCTATGGCTGAAGGCATATTAAATGCAGCAACACCAATAGCTGCTGCAGATGCTGACTCCTATAAGCAAATGATATTTGCAAATTTAAATAATAGACAACAGGCAGCATTAACTAATGCAGATAACTTTTTTAAGTTAGACGTTGCTAATCTTAGTAATAATCAACAAACAAGATTACAAAATATTCAACTAAGACAGAATACTCTATTGTCTGATCAGGCTGCAGCTAATGCATCATTACAATTTAATGCAACAAATAAACAACAAACAGATCAGTTTTTTTCAAATCTTTCTAAAGAAATAAATCAAAGTAATTCTGAAAGAACAGATGCAATGAAACAGTTTACATCATCAGAACAAAATAAAGTAGCAGCAACAAATGCAAATAATACAATAGCAGTTAATGAGGCTAATGCACAAAGAGAGTCCGCAATTAATCAATTTAATGCTAGCATAAAAGATCAAAGACAAAGATTTAATGTAGAAAATCAAAGAGTCATAGACCAATCTAATGCTACATGGAGAAGAACTATTAACACTGCAAATACAGCAGCAACAAATGCAGCCAATCAAACTAATGCAGAAAATTTATTAAACCTTTCTAATTTTGCACTATCTACATTATGGCAAGAGTGGAGAGATGAAGCATCATGGGCAAACACAGCAGCAGAAAATGAGAGAAACAGACAGCATAATATAGCTATGGCAGCTATTAATAGAGCTAATATGTTTGATACAAATGATCAAACAGCAAAAAATGATTTCTTTAATTTCTTAGGCAAGTTTGCAATATCAATTTTATAGGAGAATATATGTTTGATAAAATAGGAAAATCACTTAAAAAATTTGTTAAGTCAGATATAGGAAAAATAGCTATAGGTGTAGGATCTACATTTTTATTGCCAGGAATAGGAGCAAGTGCTGCGGCAACAGGCACTAGTCTTGGAGGACAAATACTTGGAGGAGCTAAGTCTTTATTTAGTGTGGCTAAATCTAAAGCAGCAGGAGAAGGACTACTAGGATTAAAAGGTAAAATAGAAAGTGCACAAGGAATAATGGGAGCACTAGGTGGTGGTAGTGGTGGATCATCCTATGGTGGAGGATCTACTGGATATAGATCAACAGCATCTGAAGGATTAACAACATATTCACCAGAGGGTGCACAAACAGTAAATGCACCAGCAGCTGCAGATTATAGTGCATTTTTAAATGAATCTATATCCCTTTACAATTATGCAGAAAGTCAAGGAAGGAAAACATAATAATGGCAAACGGCAATGATAATTTTCCTGATATATTTGATAGACCAGTGCCAGGACAATCTTTAACAGATGAACCTCAAAACTATCCTTGGGAACATCCTGCACAGTTCTCTGATATTAGAGAAGCAAGAGATAGAATATTTGATAACTTAACAGAAGAAGAATCAGTACAGCAATTACTTACTATGCTATCTGCTGATGTACCAGCAGAGGCAATAGTTAGAACTATACTATTTGCTGGATTTACAGAAGGTAAATGGAGTGTAGACTCAGCTGTATTATTAGCACCTGTAGTTCTTATGCAGGTTGTAAGTATTGCAAAGGCAGCAGGTATAGAAAAATTTAGAATGCTAATGGACGAACAACCTGATGATACTTTTACTAAATCTATGTTAAGAGTATCAGAAGATACAGGAGTAAAAGGAGTTAAAAAGGCTGCACAAAAAATTAAAAAAGAAACTGCGCCTGCAACAGGATTAATGGGTAAACCAGAGGGAGAAAAATAATGTCAGCATTTTATGCATTTGGAAGTGGTATGTTAGAGCAATCTTTAGAAAATAAAAAAGCTGCTGCTGAAAGAAAGTTTGAATTAGTAAAACAAATAGCACCCTATGCTTTACAAAATATAGATGATCAAAGAAAATTACTAGAAAAAGAACAAAAAACAAAAGATGCACTTGGAAATGTTTATACACAGCAAGAACAAAATGTTTTATATTCTTTAAACCCTAATCTTTTATACTCAGCAAACCCATTAGAAGATGCTCAATCATTAGTTCAAACTTTTGGTTCAGATGAGGCTAGTGCTATGGCTGCATTAAACGCTGCTGCTGAATCTGCTGAGTTTGATTCTGGTACACAAGAAAAATTAGAAAACTACAAAAATATATATACTAATGATATAGCTGGACAATTAGGACTTGGACAAAGCACTATAGATCTTCAACTAGGACTAAGAGGAGGTCAGCAAGACGCACAAGAACCTGCACCTGATATGCAAACTGTAGAGGGTGAAGCAATGCCTATGGAACAGCCAGTAGATACATCACCTCCTATGGCAGACCTTGCTTTTGGCGGAGACAATACAGGTTTTATTGGCAGCACTGCAGCTGATATTGCAGAAATGGATTACGGGCAAGACACTATGAAACAAAATATAACATACTATAATTGGTTAAAAGTGCCTGTTGATTATAGGACAGGCGAAAAAGAATCCCAATTTAAAGGTGATGACTTTACAGCCGTACCTAGAAAAAATTATTATATTTTACAACAATCATTATTAGATGCTCAAGATCCTGCTGGTAATCAAAAAGCAATAACATCCGATATTAATCTTGAAATGACAGGTGGGACAACAGAAATTGATCCTACTATAAGGTCTCAGATAATGGATGTTATAGCATCAGGGGATCAAGAGCAAGCAAAACAATTAGTTGATTACTTTAATATGACACAAACACCTTATGCTGAGGAGTTTCCACAACTAAATACAATAGCACAAGGAGCATAAATGTCTGCACAAGATATTATAAATGCCTTAAATAAAAAAAAGGCTGAAGCTGCTGGTATAAATTTTGATGATGATCAAGATTCAAATCCACTTCTTAAGAGAAGAACTATTGAAGAAATGGATGTTACTAATTTTACCAAAGCTCAGGCTGTTGGTTTTGCGGCAAAACTTGGTGCTACAGATACCATAAGAGGTGCATCACAGCTTACAGGAATTGGAGAAGAAGAGACTAAAAAAGAACAGTTGATGTTAAATCAACTAATGAAAAATAAAGAGTATGGTGGTTATGTAACTGCTGCATACTTTGGCGGATTAATAGCAGATCCTGCTGGTTGGGTAATACCTTTTGCAAAAGCAAGAAGTATATACAAGATGGCTAAATATGGACTTATTACTGGTGGTATAGCTGGTGCAACTGGATATGTAGATGAAGACATGGATAGTTTGATTGGTGAAGGTAAAATGACCAGGACTGAACAGACTATGATCGGTATAGTTGGTGGTGGTACAATTGCACCACTTGCAGGTGGAGTTGGTAATGTTGTAAACAAAATGAGAGGCAGACCAGTAGTTCCTCTTAGAGAAAAAATTATACCAGAAAATGTAAAACCTGTAGAGATACTTACTAAGAGTGCTGATGATGTTGCTGATGCAGCAGCTAAAAGACCTACCATTACAAACGATGAATTAGAAGGTGTTGCAGATTTAAAGTTAACACGAGGTGCAGATGGTAAAATTAAGAGTGCAAAAAAATTAGTAGATGGTAAGGACTTTAATGTAAAACAAAAAGAAAGTAAAGCACTTGGTCCAGTTCGTCAATTTTTTAATCAAATGAAATATGGCGATGCTAATTTTATTAGTAGGGCTGTTATGCAAAATCCTACTGGGCCACTTGGTGGTGTTGTAGGAGGTGTCTATGGATACGAAAATTGGGGAGAGTACGAAGACGATACCAATATAATGAAAAAATTAACTGGTGCGTTATTAGGTGCATCGCTTGGTGCATTTGCAGGGGTTGGAGTAAAAAGTATACCACTAGGACTTAGAAAAGATTCTGATACAGTTGGTGAGGTATTTGCTCGTAATTTTAGAGACAGATATGGTTTAAAAGATCAGCAACAATATAAAGATGCACTAACTAGATTTAGATCTGACCAAGGTAATTTTTATGGAAGGTTAGGTAACGCACAAGAAGTAGCAGCTAAACTATCTCCTGAAGATAATAAAATTTTATATAGAATGTTAACTGGAGAAATAGATCCAGTATCTCCAAAAGATGTAAGTCTTGTAAAATCTATGGAAGGTTTAACAGAAGATCAACAGCTATTAAAGTTAAAAGGCCTAAGAGAATTACAAAAAGAAGTTAGAGCTGGCATTACAGAATTAGGCCAACAAATGGTAGATGATGGATTACTAGATGTTAGAACTTTTAGAGAAAATATTGATACTTATTTACATAGAAAATATGTACAGTATGAAGATATTGCAGATAGATTTATAACAGATGATAAAAAACGTGCAGCTTTTACAAAAGGATTTAGAGATGCCTTTTCTGAACTAAGAACAAATGCAGATGAATTAAAACCTCGTGGAATATTAAGAGAAATAAAAGCAGAAGACTGGGTTAAAGACTATAAAAATGTTTCTTCACAGCAGCATCTTAAAACCATGGGTAAAAAAATGGGATTTGATGATATTGCATCTGCAAGAAAAATAGACATGGTTATTGGTAAAGAGGAAATGCATAAAGGCTGGGAGTTGTTTGGACCTGGAGTTGTTAATTTAAGAAAAATTAAAGGTAAGTATTATAAAATACTTGATGATGGAACTAAAGAGTTAGTTAAAGCAAACTCTAAAGGCGAACAAGTTATAAAAATTAGATGGCAATTATCTAAAGCACAAAGATTAGCACTAGGTGAAATAGAAGATGCATCTGTAGCAATATTTGAAACAGGCAGATTAATGTCTGGAGATTTATCTATAAATAAATTTTATAAAAAAATTGGTGAAGAAGGTATTGCTTCATCTAAATCAGATCTTATAGCAAAAAGTGGCCTAACAAATAAACAAGTAGATAGATCGTATACAATGATTCCTGATACTGAAATAGGAGATACAGGAATAAAAGCATATGGAAGTGCTGCTGGTAAATATGTTCCAAATGCAGTAGCATACGACCTTCAGCAGTTTAATAGGTATAGAAATTTTTTTGGTGGTAAACAAGATTCTCCAATAGCTGGTTTTGGTGCAACAAAAGTTGGCAAGGGTATATCAGAAAGTTTTCCTGCACTAACAAGAGGGTACACAAATATGCAACAACTTTGGAAAAAAACAAAAACAGCATATAATCCTGCCGTACATACAAATAATATTATGTCTAATATGGTTTTATTTGATCTTGCAATAAAAGGCGATGTGTATGGTGTAAAAAATATGGGCCAATATCATGCTAAGTATTTAAGAGAAGCATTTGAATCTATAAAAAATAAAGATGGGTTTTATAAACTTGCAGAACGACAAGGTCTTTTTAGTTCAGATTTTTTAAGACAAGAAACTTCAGAATTAAATGATTATATAACTAAAATTTATGATGATGCATTTAAAAATGGAGAGGATTTAGATGGTATAGCTGGACGAATGATGAACGGTATAGCAAAAACCAAAGGTTCTGTAGATTTTATAGCTAAATTTCCTAAAGCAGCAGAGCAAATATATAGAAAAGAAGATCACATATTTAGACTTGCTATAATGAAACAACGTTTAGATTTAGGTTTAGATGCAAAAGCTGTAGGTGGTGTAGTTGAAGGTGGCCTTGAAATGCAAAGAGCAGCCAATAAAGCACTAACTAATTTTGAAAAGACTGCACTTAGAAATGTTATGAATGGTACCATTACTAATGTAGATAGCCCTGAATTAAAATATGTTAGAGATATTCTTGACCATGCAACACAACAAGGCACTAAATGGTTTATTGATTATGACATACAAGCACCAGCAATAAATTTATTGAGAGCATCTGCACTACCATTTTTAGCATATACATATAGAGTTGTTCCTTTACTTGCAGAAGCATCATTAACACAGCCTGCAAAATTTGCAAAATGGGCAGCACTTGGTTATGGCTTAAATCAAATTGGTACAACATTAGGTAAAGGTGATACTGAAAAAGAAAGAAACCTAATGTCTAAAGACGATCAGCAAAGAGTTTTTTCACTTCCTTTCTTACCGCACAGAATGGTTAAAGTGCCTGTAAATGTGGGTGGTAATCCAACGTATATAGATATAACTAGATGGACACCTGGAGGAGATGTATTTGAATTAAGGCAAGGAGAAGGGCAATGGCCATTTTTACCAACACCTCTTCAGCCATCATTTGGTGGAGTGGGCGCAATAGCTTTTGGTATGGCAGGATATGATCCCTATACTGCACAGCCTGTTGCTGGTTTAGGTGCGCCTGGATGGTTTGATGCAACAACTAAATTAAAAAGTATAGCATACCAGTTTATTCCAAATATAGCAGTTATGCCTGGAACATATGCACATAAAAAAGTGGTAAGGACTATTAGAGAAGGTGGTACAAGATTTCAAGATGACTTAACTCCTATGCAGGCTCTTTTAGATACTTTAGGTGTTAAATTAAAGCCAGCAGATTTGAAAACATTAGAGTTTAGAAAGCAAGCTGAACTAAGAAGACAGCTTGATTCATTACAAGAAACATCATCACAGTTATATTTAAAATTACAAAAAAAAGAATCTATAGGATTTGATGAAAAAAGTTATTATAAAGAAATAGAAAAAATTGATAAAGAAAGAACTAAACTTCTTAAAGAATATAGTAGTATATTTAGTAAATCATTTGGTGATAAAAAAGATGACCCAATTAAAAATGGAGTTTGGCCTAATCTTACAAAAGAACAAATAGAACAAATGAATTTAGATATATACAAATTTATAGAAGAAAATAATATGGGAGAAATAAGTGGAGCCACGCAATAGTACAGAATATATAGTAATACACTGTGCAGCTACAAAAGCTAGCATGGATATAGGATTAACAGAGATTAGAAAATGGCACGTTCAGGATAATGGATGGCGTGACGTTGGATATCATTACATAATTAGAAGAAATGGAGAGGTGGAACTTGGTCGTAGCAATAGGGATACTGGCGCACATGCAGCAGGATACAATCATAAGAGTGTTTCTGTGTGCATGGTGGGTGGAATGGCTGAAGATAATTCTGCTGAAAATAATTTTACTGCACAACAATGGACAGCTCTTTTAGATTTAGTTAAACAATTAAAAGCAGACTATCCAGATGCAGATGTTATAGGGCATAATGAGATAAGCGAAAAAAAATGCCCATCATTTGATGTGCAAAAATGGAAAGGGGATAATCTAAAATGAATCCGTTATTATTAATTAAGCCACTACTTGGATTAGGAGGAGGTATACTTGGTAATCCAATTACAAAACTTATCACAGAAAAAACTGTCGGAGCTATTAGTCACAAGCTAGAGAAGGATAAGATAATTAAAGCTAAAGAGATAGAAGCTGCAAGAGATGTAGATGTAGCTAAGATTGGAGTACAATTAGAACAGGTAAGACAAACACAGAACTCATGGAAAGACGAATGGTTAACCCTCACGTTTTCAGGAATTTTTATTTGTCATTTTATTGGACCACTACAGCCTTACATGAATAGAGGTTGGGAGATTCTGGCTCAAGCTAATGATTATTACTGGGTTATTATTCTCACAATAGTTGGTGGATCATTTGGAGTATCAACACTAAAGAAATTTAAGAAATGATTTGGGTATTAACAGTAATGATGTGGTACGAAGGAGAACAAACTAGAAATACATATCTTCAAGATATACAATTTATTTCTGAAGATGCTTGTCAACAGCATTTGTTTGATAATAAAGTAATGCTAGTTGATAATTTATTATTAAAATTTAGAAATGTAGATGGAATGAATATGAAATCATTTGAATACTTTTGTGAAGGCAAACCTGTTGAATTGGATGAGGTATGAAAATAAGTGAAAACACCTCTATCTCAATGCCAGCTCGTAATCTTATCTCTATTATTGGCACTATTCTTGTGGGTGCTTGGTTCGGGTTTGGAGTCATTGAGCGACTTAATATTATAGAAACAGAATTGCAGTTAATTAGTAAAGACTTAGATGCTGCCAATGAGTTTATTGATGGTGTACCTAAAGGTGATATGGTATCCCCACAGATACAAGAACTTTTTATGTTGGTTGAATTTATTTCAAAAAACCAAGATAAACTAAAGAAACAGATGGAACAAGAAATACCTATGATACAGAAGAATGATATGACTATACAGTTTCATGAAGAAAGATTAATTAACTTAGAAGAAAGAAACGGAACTCACTAATGATAGAGATGGTTTTTGCAATGATGATGATAAAAGACGGTAACAAAGTCTTAGAGTATGTACCTACTGGGGGCATGAGTGATTGCCTGCAGCAAAAACGTGTTGTTTCCAGGCAGATTGGAGAAGAACAAGAAGGTATATATGTTCAATGTAAGGAACTAAAAGTAGAATTAGAAAATGACATGGGTCGATTAAGAATCGTAAGAATTATAGAGGAGTAAAATTATATGGTAGACACATTAGCACCAAAAAGAGTATTTACACAGAGAGAATTAGATAGAAGTTTAACCCCTTCTCCAGTGGCTGCAGCAGCTATGCAGCCTGATAAGAACGTTATGGGCATGGTTCCAGATCAAAAAATGCCAGCAGATCTAATAGGTCAGCAGTCAGATTTTTTAATTAATCCAGACATTGTAATGGCAGGTATGCAAGAGAATCAAGCTCCTGGAACTACAGAGAGAGAACAAACTATTAGATCTTCAGAAGAAATAACTGCTGATAAACAAACTGGAGAAAGAGCAGGTAGGCAAACTACTCAAGGATTAGCAGCAAGACCAGGAAATCCTGCACCAAGACCAGGAAATCCTGCACCAGTTAGTGCGGGCATAATGTATGCAAGTACTGGTGCTCAAGATGTTCAAATAGATAGACCTCTTGTAGTTGGTGAAAGAGGCCCAGAAATGATTGTGCCTACAGGTAAAAATAAATTTACAGTTTTATCTACTGCTGATTTAAAAGGACTAATGGCTAGGGTAGATTTAGGCCCTAAACTTACAGATGATGAAGAGATGCAGCAAAGAGAAAACTATTTTAATTTAGGTAGAGATAATTTTCTTTCTTTAGATCAATATTTAGGAAGCTCTCAAGCGTTTAGTGACGCTCAAGACTAGCCAACATCTTTAATTTTATAAGGATCTGTATTTAAATTAGGCACTTTGTCCCCTTGCTCTCCAGCCAATATGCTTTCAAGATTTTTATGTAGATAGGTTATAGCTGCACCAACTATAGAATCTTTAGTTAGTGTTTCTGCTATCTCTTTAAAGCTACATCCATATTGCAATAATAAAGATGTCATCTTTCCAGATGCTCTTAGTTCTCTATCTAAAGTAGACTCAGTTGGTCTTACCTTAATCCATACAGCCATTGGGCTTATGCCTGTTGCTGACATAGAATAGTCTACTATAGCTAACACTCTCCTGTCATCAATCTTCATTCTAACAGTTATACTTCTCATTCTCATTGGGACTTCAGCTCTTGCCACGTTACTCATTATATCCTTTCTATTAATCTTTTAATATCGTCATTTAATTTTTGACTTGTTTCAATGCAGTGTTTGATGACACTAGCCAGTAGGTTAGCATAGAATACTTCATTTATATCTTCCAAACTATCTTTAATTTTAGCTGGCTGTATGTAGTCTAGATGTATTGCTATCTGACTAGTGTCAGTCAAAGACACTTTCATGTTAAATAATTCTGAATTATTTTTTTGCATCGCTAGGTTTCGCTACAAAGTCTGCACCTATCTTTGGATCAAGCTCTTTTAATCCTCTTGATAGTACTTCAATACCCTGTACTACTTCTCCATATGGTCTTGTAAATAGGTAGCGAAGTATGCTTTGCACTTGTGATCCAGATATAATATACTGTGTATCTGTAATCTGTTGCTCTTGTTGTTTTTCTGCCATTTTATTAGCCTTTCTTAAAATTTTTCTTTCATAGATGCTCAAATATAAACATATCTGAGTCTTTTAATACCAACACCCCAGCCAAGATAACATTTGATTGTATGCTTAGATATGGGCGTTTAAACACTATTTGCTATGTTTCAGTCATCTGGATACTCCTTTTGTTGCTTTTCTACATCTTGTTCTAAAACTTCTACGATTAATCTTCTCAAGTACCATTCTGCCTTCTCTAAATCTTGAACGGGCTGTCCTTTGTACTTGTATCTTGACATGTATTTCATACATGCACCTTTAAGATAACCATGAAACTCTTCAGTGGTCATTGACTCTTTGATTAGATCAATAGTCTCAGTCTTTGACTGACGATAATGTTTAGGAAAGTTAACTACGTCTTCCATATCTTTTCTTTACCTCCTGTATGTTTACAGTTTCGATATCGTACTCTCCACCTTTTACATTACGTTTAACTATAAGGCCACTCCACCATAGTCTCTGTGTGTTATATGCGTATGCTTCTCTGTGTGTCAAGTAGCAGCCTGCAGATAATCCCATAATTTTTTTACCAGATGGTTTAGATGCAATAGCATAATCTAATAAATGTGAATGTCCAACAGTAGATGATACTTTGTTTTTATTTACTAGAGCTCTAGCCATATTCTCTCCAGATATAGCTGTACCCATAACACCACTAGGAAAATTATGTGAGTAGTATACTCCATCAATTACAGCAGGATATCTATAGTCATATGTGTGCCATCCATACTCTGGATACTTTAGATCATCTATAGTCATGTGCCCTTCAAGTTCTGGATTATCTTCTACCATACGAAGTATACGATCTTCATGATTGCCCAATAGCATGTGCATCTCTGCATCATGTTTGCCAATACCATCATTAAACTTTTGTAGTGCATCATGTGCATGCTCTATATCTTTCTTATATCTTCTACCTTCAAATGATTTTTTCTTTTTATCATAGCTGGACATAGAATCCATACTTGCAAAGTCTCCCATACAGATTACTTTATCTACTTTTAAATCTTTAGCCATTCTACCTGCCCAGGTAAATCTTTCATTACTAGCATGAGGTGTACAATGGGGGTCTCCTATTACTAAGTGAGTTGTCATTAGTTTAAGTCTCCTTTTTTCCAGGTGAAAAGATCTACAACATTATCTTCTCCATTTTGTTTTTTATTTTCTTCTACATCATCTTCGTAAAAGCCTTGCATACCTTCTTCATATATTAGTTCTGGATTAGCTCTTACAAATTTAACTATACCTTTTGCTATATAAGAACAAACATCTCTGTCTGCTGGACCTTTTGGATCTATAACACCACAAGTAAATCCCTTTTCATGTGGGCTTATAATAACAGATACTGATTGAAATATATCTATTGGGCTATCAAAACTATCCATTATACTAACCCCATCAATTCATCAATACCTTTTACTTCTTCATCATCTATAGACTTGCCTTCTTTCAATAGCTTTTGCTTTTTATAATTAAGCATAGCTATTGTTTCTTCTACTTCTTTGTCTTGCTCTTCTTTCATAAGCTCTATGTCTTCATCAGTAAGACCATTTGGAAATGTAATCATATTATTCTCCTTTAGTTTTTTCTTTTATTATATTTAAAAATGACACACAGTCAAGTACGATAAGTGGTTTTCTGCCATTCATCTTTAGAACAATAGCAGGCTCTAAGTCTGCATTAGAAACAGATTGATCGTAAGCATCATACAATCCTTTCCATGTTTCTTTATTTTTACATTCAATAGAGAATGGAAAAAGTTTTTGGGCATCTTTAGATAGTTTAACATCAACACCAGACTCACCCATGATAGCGCACCAGATGTCTTCATCTTTTTTTAAGCTAGGGAACGCACCAAGTAGTGCGTCCCTAACCCAGTTTTGTAGCCTTCGCCCCTTGGCTTTTCTACTGCGTACACTAGTAGCCATCGTCCTCTACCCTAGGATTCTCAACTTTAGTGTACCAAACCCATTTAGGGTTTTTACCTTGCGACTGCTGTTGTGGTAACAGTTGCAAGTCTTCTCCCCAACAAGGATACTTGTAAGGGCAGAAACCGCATGTGCTATTCAATACTCTATTGCCTGTCTTTTGTTTTCTAAAGTATTCTTCTTCATCTGTGTAGCACCTTTTAAATTTTTTATTTTTGTTTAAGGCTATGACATTTTCTTTAGCTGTTGCCAATGCTCTATCTTTATATTCATCGTCTGCAAGTGGAGTCTCTGTCACTGCCCACTCACCTGTAGATTTATTTATAACTATCCATCCTCCAAATGGTTTGTTAGCTCCCTCTGCGTATACATACCCTTGTGTTGTATACCCAAATATATCATCTGTGGCTACTGTAACGAAACCGCCATTGTCACCAAACTTATTAGTAAACGACCAAGGCGATGCACTTTTAATATCCCACACTTTATCACTAATCTCCACATCAAGTGCTCCATTAATTTCAACATCTTTAGTAACTCCATATTTTATTTTCTTTTGTTCTGCTTGTATTTCTATACCTGCAGCTTTCATGACTATGATTGCAAGCTGTTCTACTAAATCACCAAACATGTTTCGCATCTTTGCATTATATGGTTGGCCTTCTCCCTTTACACCTTTCTTCTCCATCTGTAGTTGGCATAAAGGTCGTCCGATGTTTGATGCTCTAAGACCAAACTCTTTTTTTCTTTGGTCAGTGAACTGCTTTCTGAATGATTCCTTACAAGCCTCACCAAACTGATCAATCAAATCATCGGATACCTCTACCGCATCTTTTGATGCAGCTTCCAAAAACACCCTAACTTTTTCTAGGATGTCTTGGCTCATGACGATAGAACTTCGATAGGATCATCCTCGAACTCTGCGTCTACGACTTCTGCCTTAGTAGCTTTTACACTAATAGGCTCCGCCTTTTTAGCCTGTCTCCATAGCTCTACTATCTCCTCGTTCTCTGTGTTAATAGTTTCTTGAAAACTAAGAAGTGTTTCTTTCTCTGCGTCTGTGAAAGAGACTTCGTCTTTATCTACAGTAATGTCGGAAACATAAAACACATTACTTCCAGCCTTTTTCTTTTTTGTTTTTAGCGTAAGTGTATGATTAAACATTACCTTACCTCTTCGTCTAAGGCTTTCGATTGCTTCACCAACAGGTTTAAAATTACTGCCAGTCACTTTCCAAAGTACAGGTAGATTAGTAACATGTGCTTCTGCCCCACCTGGTAATACACCATCAAATGATACTAGACCATAAATTAATCTATAACACTTAACAGCCTTTTGCTTGGTTCTTTCTTCTTCAGAAAGATTAGCAAGTTCTTTTGCTGGTATCTTTCCACAACGAACACCACCTTTAGCATCTATAGCCTCATCCTTCCAGGATTTAAATATAATACTACGATTGCTGTATTCGTTTTTATCTGCGTCATACTTCATGTACTGATACGCATTGATGAATGGTCTGAATGTAACAGGCTTACCATAGGCTAGGCTATCCAGCTCTGGAACATATACTCCATAAGAACCAACGGGAACTTCTGCACCATCATCATTTTCTGGAAATCTATTTATGGATAACTTCGGTAAGAAGTTACCAGTGGACGACTTCTCTTGTCCTATCATAGACATTATCTGCTCATTAGATAAATTATCTATGTTACTTATTTCATTGTTTGTCATACGACCTCCTTGATTATTAATTATATATCTCTTATCTCTTCAATCACCATAAGATTCTCTTTAGCTGTAGCTATCTTTGCTATTAACTTATCTACCTCATCGATGTGTTGAGGATGCTCTCCAATACCAACAGATTTATTTAGATAAATCTCTAGAGTTGCCTTTGCTTCTGATATTTGTGCATTATAGCGATCTATTAATGCGTCTAAGATTCTTGACATAATACTACTCCTTATCATGTTTTTGATTAAAAGTCAACATAAATTTACAAAATAACTTTATTTATTTTTATAGGTATTTCCTGCATTTCTAGCCAGTTAGGGCCAACCTTTAGCTCTGTGTCTAAAGGAACATTAAATTCTACATTGTAAAACTCATATAGGGATTCGATAACATCTTTAGTTGCCCTGTCTAAAATTTTTGTCATTGTCTGTATCTCATCTGGATGCCCATCAACAACTATAGAATCATGAACTGTATTTATAAGTAAGCTCTTTACACCTTTCTCTTTCATCATTTTGTATGCATTAATACAAGCGATAGGTACTATGTCTGCAGTTGCAAATCCTTGAACGGGATAGTTTTTTATCTGTGTTGAATAGCTTGACCCACCCCATGCCTGCCTTTGTGCGTAAGGAAAAGCGTACTCACGACCTGATGGCAGCTTAACTTTTTTATACTGTATTGCATCGCTCTGTAAATTTTCATGCCACTTAGCTATATCTTTATACTTTTCAAGAAATGCTTTGTAATATCTTTTCTCATCATCACTACCAGACATGCCACCATATAAAGGTTTAAATGTATGTGCCTTTGCATCTTGTCTAGATACTCCAATAGTGTCTGCAGTAAATTGATGTACATCAATTCCATCGTCTATGTCTTTCATTCCTTGCTCATCTTGTGCCAAGAAAACAGCAGTTCTAAACTCTAGCTGTGAAAAATCTATTTCCATAATTTTACCACCATCAAATCTAGAAGTTATAACTTTACGAATAGGAAAAGTATTACCCCTTGGTTGATTCTGAAAGTTTGGATCACGACTAGATAGTCTTGCTGTTGCTGTAACACACTGCATAAATTTAGGATGTAGTATACTATCTTCATTTACATGATCTCTTATGCCATTCACAAATGTATTTAAGTATGTGTCTATAGCATTGTACCTTATAATTAAATCAACAAACTCTTTCATGTCTCCCTTTGCACGCATAGATAATTTTCTTAGTGTGTCTCTGTCTGTTTTAAATCCTCCTTCTGCAACTTCTGATACACCAATAGGAAACTGGCTGAACCCTGCAGTCCTATTTAGTTCTAAATATATAGCACCTTCTCCACTACATTCAGAGCATTTTGATAGGTTTTTGTATGGGTCTCCGTTTACTTTGAACCTTCTAACAAAACCTTTTCCGTCACAATGCCTGCACTGAATAGCCTGTGTCCTTTTAATAACCTCAGTGTTAGCTATAACCATATCCCTAAATCTGGACTTAGATAAAGTAGGTCTGCGTTTCTTTTTCTTAGTAAACTTATCTATGCCTATGTTAAAAAGATCTACCCACTTTTTTTTGTCTGTGACTTTTCTAGAATAGATCAACCAAGATAGTTGCTCTGTGCTAGCAGGATTGATAGGAGTATCCCCCATCTTTTCATATATAATTTTTTTTATCTCCTGTGCTAGTCTGCCAAACTCTTCTTTAAACTCTTGCTCCACTGCATTTAATGCATTTAGATCAATGTTTATACCATTCATCTCCATGTCTGCAAGAACTGGTAAAAACTCGTTCATCATTTTAACTGACTTTAACAGCGGCTTGTTATCTTGTTTTTTAAAGTCAACAATCTGGGCATCAAACAAAGCTCTAGTAGAGATAACATCTTGCCTACCATACTCTTCAATAATGTTTACTGGTATATCTTCAAAAGATATTTTTCGTTTCATGTAGTCATCAACTGCATCTGACTTCTGTGATATGCTTCTGCGTTTACATATGTCCTTCAAAGACAATGGCTTACGAAGCCCACGCAAAAGAATGTACTCCCCTATCATTGTGTCATACAATCTACCACTGTATTTAAAGCCAGACTCCAAAAGCCATACTAAATCAAATTTAATATTGTGCCCTACAAGTAATGTGGTCTTGTCTAGTATATCTTGAACAGCTTTGTGATTAGACTGTATATCAAAATTTTTATGATTGTGATTAAAGAAATAATAATCATCATTTACTCCGATACTAACAAGACAGTTTTCTGGGTTAAAAGGTAGTGGATCTACCTTACCATCAATTACTTTAAAGCTGGTCTCTACATCTAATACTGTAATCATACTCTATACCTTGATAGTTGTGGTTCAATGTTACAAGTTATCTCTCCGTGATATCCTGATATCTTATTCTTACTTATACACATAACTCTAGTTGTGTCTAAAGAATCTAGTGTGCCATGCTTACCAATACCTATAATTAAATCTGCCTCTGCAGCTTTACCTGTCTTTGAGTTTTCCATCATGTCAAAAGATATTCTAGTCTTACCATGTGCATCTGCTGATGCTTGTGATATTGCTATCACGCAACACTCGTGCCGTTTAGCTATCTCTCTTGCTCCTGTGTATACAGCTCTTAGTTTTTCATCTGTCCTACTAAAGTTGCCAGACATATTAACTTTATCTAACTGGTCAATGATAAGAATATCGGGCTTGTGATGCTTACAAAAACTATCGACATCGTCAATAGTCCAATCAACAGTATCCAAAAGTTTAACATTATTTTTTATCTCCTTCCATTTTTCTTTTGCTAAATCCATATTGTCTATGATCTCATCTCTAGTCATACCTGTGTGTGCATTTATAACTCTCATCTGTGTTCTCACTGCAGGCTCTTCGTTTATTAACGCACAAACTTTTGCACCTTGTGATGCAAAACCCTGCAAGCCACCAACAAGATTAACCCAGAATGCAGTCTTGCCAGACTCTGGTCTTGCAAATACAATAACTAAATTACCTGGACCAACTCCTGGAACTTGCTCATGTAAACTTGGTAAATTAAATTCAAACTTAGTTTGTATATCAAGTGAGTCTATCAACTCTGGTATGTCCTCTGTGACTGCCTCATGCTCGTCCGTGTCTTCGTCTGTGTTATCTAGTAACTGTTTGATTTCATTAAATGATTTGTCTTGCCCATTGAATATATCTGTAGCTATAACTGCAACTTTATGTGCTAAGTTTCTTTTGTATACTGCCTCGATAATATCAGATGCAACTGCTTCGTTTGGCTCTGTCTCTTTTTTTATTTCTTGTACTAAAGTTTCAAAGTTTAATTTAGCGGCTCGTGTAAGTGCAGGATTATATTTCTCTGTGTGTAAATCTATCAGCTCATCTATTGTAAGATCATCTTCATAGTCTTTGTGTGCTTTTTCTATAGTTGTAAAAAAATTACCAAGGCCATTGCTAAATGTTGTCTTTGTGACTTTGCTTTTATTCTTTTCGTAAAAATTTTTCTTAAGTAGTAGCTTTATTAACTGTCGTTCTTGCATAGTATCTCTCGTATCTCATCTGGTTTAAAATATTTTAAGTCATCTTCTAACATGACCACGCTTGCCTTTGATGTATATCCTAATTCTCTCGCTATGTCAAATGCTTTTGATGTTGCGTCTCTGTCTAAAGCAACAATAATATTATCAAATTTATTTTGTAGTATACTTATGTATTCTGTTGGTAAACTTGTACCCATCAAGGCGACACCTGCATAATCATTTGATACTGCACAAGCTGATGCGCAGTCTTCTACGACTACTGCAGTGTCGCCACTACCACATATGAAAGGATAACTTCTACTACCATACACATACCATTTTGGAAGTACAGCAGAGTTTAATGATCTGCCAACACCGCCAATAATTTTATCCTTGTCATTGTGTATCATAAACACAACACGATCTCTTGCAGGATCATATCTAACATCCACCTTACCTCTTGTGAATGCAGTCATACAATTGTTGCGTTCTAAATAGTTTATACACCTGTCACTTGAATGTGCAGATGTAAAATTTTTTGGTGTGATAAAGTTTGCGTCTGTGTCTTTGTGATAAATATAATGCTCTATATCGTGCATAGTTTTCTCTGTGTGAAATGCACCTTTGGCATCACAAGATGCAGAAAAACAATACCATAATACTTTTGAATCTTCTTTGCTGATTGAGAATGTATTGTTACGCATACAAAAAGGGCAGTCCATTCTTATAGACTGCCCTTCATCTAAACTTAAATTTTTAATAACTTCTATCTGGTCTGTGTAATTCATGCAAATCCTATAACATATTTTTTTTATTCTGTCAATGATAAAGTGGGTGGGGGTGTCCGTAGGCCGCAATGTTTAAACGGCTTTTGAGTACTCAGACCTGCACCCCCATAAAGTGGGAGCAGGAACGACCAACCTGCTCCCTGATACGAACACTACCTCTCTAGCTAGCTTTGGGTTTTACCATTTGTTCATATCAAACTTGTATCGGGTACATGTCGTAAGATATACTTTCTATTACGTCCCATGATATACCCAGAGTAGCATCGTGTTTGTCTTTGACTGCATGTAAAACTTTTCTGCAGTCTGCGTCTGTTAGGTCTGGTCTTAGTTGCCTAACATCTTCTGTATTCCAACAAACAAATATTGTATCATCTGTGTCATGCTTTGTCCAGTCTAGTTCATTGTAAGGTTTGGTCATTGTAGTCCTCCTCTAGTTCTGTTATAAAATCATCAACAACTTGTGCGACTGAATCTGGTAAGTCCGCAACAAGTTCGTTATGCCAAGTGCCATCTTCATATTGCCAGTTGATACTCAATGCCCAACCAGTAGCTATCTTTTTTTTAACCTCACTCATCTGTTAAGTTCTCTGCTGGTGTCAGCTTTAGTTGATTGCCTTTGTACTGTAGCTCAACGGTATATAGCTGACCATTGAACTTAATCCAATCAAGAGTCTGTAGATTTATATTACGATACTGTTTCTTATTTGTATCAAATACAATCATAAACTCTTCTTTACTTGTCGTTCTATCTCCACCTCTCAGATGTTTCTTTACACCTAGCATACAGTTCATAACTCTATCTGAGCCATCTTTCTTAGTAAACTTTGCTGAAAAGATTTTAGATCCTACAAGTTTATGTAGTTCATCTGAAAAGGTTTGTCGTTTTAGTCGTTGCATTTCTGCCTCCTTTGTTGTTGTTAATAAGCGAGCGTGTACCGCAGTGCTATTTTAGAGATACGGTACACACTCTAGCGAGATGTGAAGAAGCCACTCTCCATAAAACCTAAAACTTTACGTTTAGTTTCTTAGTCTTTTCTGCATAGTACTATGCTAGATCAACTCCATAAGGCTTGTACTGGTCATCTCTATCTCTAGGCTTATAGGCTGACTAGTATTGCCATTCCCACCTAAAGAATGCTGTATTATAACATCATTGATAGTCTGTGTCAATGTGTTTTAAATATAACTGATTGTTTTTTCATTGACCAACACAGACCACAATCGGCACAGCTCTTGGCTTTGCCTGTCTGTTCTGGACACACTATGCCTTTCTCTGCTATCTCTTCTGAGTTAGCTGATAGTATATCTCTGGTGTAATCTGAAAATCGTACTGAGAATCTATCCCATTGTGCTGTGCGTATTCTCTTGATTTCATCTCCTATGTCTGTGCCTGGGTGCCAATGTGTATATCCCCAGATGGCAAGGCCTGGAAACTTAGCAAGACATCTCTCCCAGAACTGCACATAATCTACTGAATAGAAATCTCCAAGCACATGAAGTCGTACAAGAAACTTCTCATGCTTCTTCTGTATCTCTGTGAGGTCTGTGTATAGCTTGTGAACTAGCCCGTTGCCATGAGATATCCTGTGAGCAAAGGGCATGTTGTTGCCATAACAATCATCCCAATGCCCACAAGTACGAGGGCATGTAGCCCTCTCCTCTAACGTTAATGTGAATATAGGTCTATCCTTGTGCATACCCTTGCTCACCTTCTTACCTAACTTCTTATTGATAACAGGCTTAAGAGCTTTGTAAGGATAGAACTCCACCACCTTGATCGTTTTGGTGTAGATGGTGTGACCGTTTTTAATCTTGTCTAAAGATATTTGTGAGTAATTTTTTTTCATGCTACTATAATACTATGCAACAGACTGTAAGTCAAGCCACCAAGCAGGTGCCTCTACACCCTTAGACCACTTGGCAAAATATCTTTTCTCATTCCAATAATATTTTCTGTACGCCTCTATGTAGTTATCACATTTGTATTCATCTGGCATACATTGTGGTGGTGTAGTAAATCCTATGTCTGGTATGCCCACATACTCATCTTCCAACACTTGAAGTATTATGTGTGACTTATGTGAATTGTTAAATCTTTTAGTATACTGTCTTGATATTGCTACTGCATGATCAAATGCCCAATCAAAGTTTGCCTTTGAATCTCCAGTCCATATAGTCATGGGGTGTTTGGGATATGCTGGTTTATAAAGTTCTTCGTGTTCTCCCATGTGTCGTTGGTATGCAGTAGATAACATCTGGCATGTCTCAAGTAACATCTTGGGTATGTGTTTGTCGCATAGCATTTCTGCTGATACCTCTGGTAGTCTGTCTAAAAAAAATATATTCATTCTTCACCTCCACCAAAAAACCATAGTATTCCTGCTAGTATTGCAGATATAATAGCAACTATGTTTACTATCCTGTCTGTCTTTCTGTTTTGTTCTTCTTCTTTTTTGTCTTTCATGTATTTTTTCCTTGACTTAAATTAAAATTCGTGCTATATGAACCTGTGGTTCCGAGGGGGGTCTATATACTATACTTCTCAAAGACTTCCTTCCATTCGTTCTTTGGTCTGCCACGAGGCTTACCTCGATTAGGTCTGAATGTAGGCTTACAACTATCATTACAATATTGTTTAGTAGTTTGCCACTTGTTTATCTCAAACACAATGCCACAAGTTTTGCATTCTCTAGTGCTGTTGGTCATCTATCTTCTCCAATATATCACTAGCGTATACACCACCAGCTTCATTAAATAATCCTACATCTTGACCTTGAACATCCATCAAGATTACATTCTTAAATCCTTTGCCTTGTTTGGGTGATTCTAAAAGTTTAGCCCTTACTGGTGCACCAAGTCCGTTGTCTATACGAACCCAATCACCTTTCTTTAGTTCTGAAAGTTCCATAAGTTTCTCCTGTTTGTTTATAAGATACCACAAACATACCCTATCATTTGAACTCCGTCAAGGTATGTATATGGTATGTCGTATGTTATGCGTTCTATTTCTTCTAAGTATTTGTATTGGTCGTCACAAGTCACACCTTCTGGAAGAAGGAATGTGACATTCTCTGTGACTAACCATATGATCATGACAATATCTGTCATTGACCAGCAGTAATTACTTTAGCCGTTGGGTATATCTTATCGAATACTTTACGGGCTTCTTCTCTAGTGTATTCTTTCTCTCGGTACATTCGTTTCTCACGACAGTTCCAACGATACCACTTGTCGAAGTTCCATTCGTACCCCATGTCAGAGTCGTACTCAAATACTAAATCTTGACTCATAGTAAGTCCCCCAATCTTTTACTCATAGCATCATAGTCTGGTAAGTCTACCTTAACCTTTCGTGGCTTTCTAGGTTGTTTGGCAGGTATGATAGGCTCGGCTCTGTTAGCTTCTACGATAGGAAGTATCTGCTGTATTATATCTACTCGTTGTAGAAACGACATCATACAGTCTTGAGAATGAAATTGAAAAGGTACTGCCTCACCTACAACTTCAGTGTATTCGACATAGTATGTATCTGGTTGTTGCCATCTTTCCATTACTGATACTTTTAGTGGTTGATTACTATTTCCATCATAGCCACGATAGTCATGTCCTTCGCTTTCTAGTTCTCTAAGTCGTGCTTCTGCTTCTTGTCTTGTAGCATACACTTGACCACTATTTTGTAGACTGTAATAGTGGTAAGTCTTAACGCCATTTGTACCAAACCATTGCTGTGTATATGTGTAGTGCATTCGCTTACCACAGTTTGCACAGTAGAGCTTAGGTTTTCCGTTCTTGTCTAGTTCTTGTGTCATTTTTTAACTCCTTGTTTTGTTTACTTTTTAGCCAAGCCTGTCTTTTCTTCTCTGTATTGAGATTGCGAATTTTTGCTTGCTCTACCCAATAAGGATTAACAGTTGTATAAAAAGTTTTATTGAACATACTCACCATTATAAGCATTTATCTATATATGTCAAGCACTTACACACCTTGACATATGTGTACGAATACCATATACTAAGGACATATCAACGCCAACAAAAGGAGTAAACTTATGGCAAAAACATTGATAGACAAAGACATCAAAGAGAATGTAATTCTCCCACATGCTTTGAAAACTATCCACAGTCTACCAAGCGACTACAAAGAAACCTATGACACAAACAAAAGTCAATGGGATAATGCGTATCGCAATGCGTACAATGTGGCAAATCGTTATATCACATCACACACACCACAAGACCAGATAAATGCTATGCGTGAGATAAGTGATAGAAATAGGTGGAACAACACAGGACTGCCTCATAACAAACAAGTACCTGATCTGAAACTTGAGGACTTCAAGGATAAAGAGAATGACTCATTTAAAAGTACATTTGATGGTAGGAGTAGCTACTATTCTAATAGAAGTATATTTCATCTGGATCAATGCATTCATTTTAATCTTGTATCGCAAGACGCAGATGGTATGGATAGAGAAGAAGCTAC